CGTAGTACCTGTAGTTCCAGTAGGTACATTAATAATTGGTATATTATCCCAAGTTACTGCAAGAGTCAGATTATTAACTTCAGCTCCAGCACTGCTATATCTATCTGCGTGTATTACTTCTGCCCCTGTTAAATCCCATCTTATATGTTGTTGAGATACATAGTTAGTCAAAGCATTATGATCAAGAACAGCCTCTAAATTAGAAAGAGAAGTCTTCTTAATAGCACCTGTAGCGTCCGCAGAGAAAAACAGATCCCCAGCAACAGGGGTAGGGTTATCTGTAAATTGATCTATTCGTTGTGGATTAGTAGCCCCAGCAGTAGGACTGTCTCTAAGTACAATATCGTATGCACCGACATCATTCTTAATAGCATCTGTAATTCCATAACCAAGCAAAGTAGTAGGTGTAGCAGTAATATTGCTCCATAAGTGACTGTGACTGTTATCATTAACTGAAACATTGCCACTAACATCTATGGATATATCCGTGCCTTCTACTATACCTCCCAACACCCCAATGTTGGCTACGGGTAGTACGTATACAGTATCCGTATCTGTATAGTTACTAGCATGAATGGTGCCTACAGAGGCGGTCCAGTCTAAGTGTTCATTAGTAAGCCCAAGGTGTGTATCAATCTGAACGTGCGTATTAGTGCCAATATTATCTAAGAGTAGATGGTCTGTTACCCCACTACCTGGTGTTTCATTCTGCCAACCATTAACAGTATTATAAGTTAATACCTGTCCTTCCGCTAATCCAGCGAAAGTATCAATTACATCTAATAAGTCAGTTAGAGCTATAGATGTTTTAGTAAAGTGAACTGTAGCATCTGCTAAATGGGTATCAATTTGGGCATGAGTATTAGTACCAATATTGTCTAATAAAGTATGGTCAGTAGTATCATTACTACTATATCTGTCAGTATGAACTTGTTCTACCCCTGGCGAGTCCCATCTTATATGTTGCTGCGATACATAATTAGTTAGCTGATCATGATCCCAGTCACTATTCACATAAGTAGTATTTGTATAATTAGTAGCATCTATAGTACCGGCACTAGCAGCCGTCCAGTCTATATGTATTGTACCACCTACGTGTGATAAGGGTGCAGCATCAACAATCCCGTAACCTAATAATGTAGTTGGGGTATTTAATACATCAGTCCAGTCATGTATGTGTGCACCAGATACTGCATCAGTGATACCATACCCAGCTAGTGTAGTTGGGGTGGATGTGATATTACCCCAAGTATGGTCATGGCTGTCATCATTTACAGACATAAAACCAAAACCATCAATAGTTATATCAGTACCTGATTTAACCCCGCCCAATACTGAGGCGCTAGCAACTGGCAGCGCATATTCAATAAAAGCCTTTAAAGCATTAGGGCTGCTTCTCAGAGTCACGCCCCCCTGCTCGACAAGAATTATCTCATTCCCGCCAAGAGGTATTGCTGGGCCGTATGTATTATATTGTGGCATATTAAGGGCTCTCTAATATTGGGTTAGTTAACCAATCCAATATATCCAAATCCAGATTATCCTGGATAGCTCTCCCTGAATCAGGGAATCCTATATAAGATATTACTTCTCCTAAGGAGTCTGGGTTCTGTGTCATTCTCCAAGTATACTGCTGAGAGAATATTTCTCCCGTATTTATTCTATTAGTATGTGATATGTTATCTATATCGAATTTGAATCCGTATAAAGTATTTCCTACCTGCTGTCCCGCTTCAATAATTAAAGTATCATCTATATAAAATGCTTCCTCAACTAACTCGTGTAAAGCGAAACTTCCAGATAAATTACGTCTTCTAACCACAAAAGCTGTGGGAAACATTAAAGATTCTTCTTCTAAAGCTTTAATAGCATCACTAACCCCCGTATAAGGTATCCACTGAATTTCTGTCTCGAGATTAATAGTTATTGCTATGATACTATCTTTAGGCCCGGCTTTACCTAGAATGACATTTAGATACTGCACTCTATTATACGTGCGAGTCCCCGAGCGGGGTTGCAGCACTCCAGGTATGCTAAGTTCAGTGGAGACTTTAGTACCTTCCCCACTGATAGTCATTGCTAAGGGTCTGTCTCTTTGAATAATGAAGGCAGCGTTAGTGACTACGCAATTTGACACTTTAAATAGATTATTACCAGCAATAATATATAAGTCAAAAGTTTTGTAGTCTAAAGCTCTATTAAATAGGATTTGTAAGTCGGCTTCCCTTATAGCCGGAAAGGTGAGTCCAAAGTTGGCAGGATTAGCTTTATTGATTAGAGACTGTTCAAACATATTCTTTATTTGAAGAGTCTTATTACTATAGCTGTGTTCCTCGAAGGTTTGTGAGAAGTCAATAGCGCTTATATCGATATTGAATATCTCCCCTCCAAAAACTACATAGACTTTAGCCTCTTTTTTAAAGCTGAAACTAGACACCTATTATTCTTCTCCTTAATTTTTCGAAATAGATTAATACTTCTTTACTACATTTTAATGAAGTGGGTAAGTATTCAATCATATACGATTCGCCCATCAGGATACTCAGTGTAGGTGGTAAATCTATTACTCTTTCTTTGGTTCAAGCTAGCTTCCAAATACTGTAAATTAGTATGTACGTGTAGCCCACTAACTAAGCCCCCTTTAAGTGGTATTACATGATCTACATGATCCCCCTTAGGTCGGTTTAAATACACTTTTCTTATTCTATTTAAATCTGCCCAGTGCGGAGTTCTTTGTGCTTTTGTAGCATAATATTTAGCGGAATAAGCGGAAAATAGTCCTGGATTTTTCAATCCATATTCCCGATAATAATTTCTTCTACGCTCTAGCTGTATAGGCGTTTTTTGACTACATTCTTTACACCTATATTGAGTATTACTAAAGTCCCCTAGACCCTTAACTTTAGCGCACTTTGTACACCTTTTTAAGCCTAGTTTCTTTAATCTTCTATTTTCCCTAAACATTTTCGTCTCCTCACAGACTTACTTAGCTAGGGGAGGGTGAGGCCTCCCCAGGGTCGCTAAACCTTTTCGCCTTTAAAATTTCATTATTAAAACTATGATAGCAAAAACAATCTTAGAAGTCAAGAATTATTTTTCTGAGCTAGCTTATGGAAGGGTTGTATAGGTTACTATGTCTGCCAGGTTAGATGGATTCTGAGTCATACGCCAATCAAAACTTTGTGTGAATACTTCCCCTGTACCAATTCGATTGGTGTACGAACAGTTGGCAATATTGAAATTAAAGCCATAAGTATCTTGTCCAATAAACATAGTAAGGGAAGTATTCTTATTCCATCTAAATAAGTCTAATGTCTCAACATCTAGTAAATACTTAGTAAAGGAGCCGGCTAAAATACGCTTCTTAACAGTGTAGCCGCTAGGGTACATAGTAGTATTATTAATGGCGTCATTTACCTGGGTATATGGAGTCCATTGTACTTCATTTTGAAGCTCTACAGATACAGATGCTAGAGAATTATTCATGGACTTAGTACCTGTTAACTCTATATCGAGATCACTTATACGATTATATGTTCTAGAGGCGGAACGATCCACTAAAGTGCCTGGGGCGTCTCCTGATACTAAAGAAACTCTAGTACCTTCGCCTTGTATACCCATACTTAGAGGGCGGGTCTTTTCTGTAATGAAATTAGCATTAGTTATAACGCAGTTTTTAACTTCAAAATTACCTCTATGACTCTCAACATATAAATCGAAAGGTTGGTAATCTAACGCTCTGTCGAATAGAATGCGTAAATCTGCTTCTCTTATTGCAGGGAATGTAAGATCAAAGTTAGCTGGGTTAGCCATATTTATCACAGACTGCTCAAACATATTAGCGGCTTGTAAAGTTTTTATACTAAAACTGTGTTCTTGGAACGTTTGACTGAAATTGATCTCACTAATATCAATCTGATAGCGGAAGTCCTCATATACTACGTATACTACAGCTTCCTTTTTAAAGCTGTATCCCAAACATGAGGGTCTGTACTCGTTATATACAAAATAGACTGGATTACCTGTTAATAAAAATTGTCCTGGTAGTGCGAATAAAGGATCTATTTGCTCTGAGATTAAGTCTGCATCTTGTCCAGTTAATACTATAGTACCAGATAAAGCCTGAATAGCTCTAGAGA